ATAATACGGCTCTTTTCAGCAGGGCTTCATCATCTCTTCGTGAATGGGGATTTGGCACCCAGGATATTCTCAAGCTTACCGATGCGCTGGCGAACGGCCTGCAGGTATCAGGTGCCTCAGCAGAAGAGACGTCCTCTCTGATTGTTCAGCTTTCACAGGCGTTAGGACGCGGCGTTCTTCGCGGTCAGGATTTTAACTCCGTTGCACAGTCGGGCCAGAGGATCATGAAGGCGCTGGCGGATGGCATGGGTGTTGCGCAGAAAGACCTGAAAGGGATGGCGGATGCGGGTCAGTTAACCACTGACAAAATCGTGCCAGCGCTGATCAGCCAGCTCGGCAAGTTGCGGGGCGAATTTGAGTCGATGCCAAACAGCGTCAGCGCGGCATCTACGCGTATTACCAACGCCTTTATGGAGTGGGTTGGCGGTGCGAACCAGGCTAGCGGTGCAACGGCGAGCATTTCCGGAACGCTTGACAGTGTCGCAAAAAATATCGACACCGTAGCCACTGTGGCGGGTGCTTTAGTGGCGGTGGGTCTCGCCAGATACATGGGTGGGATTGCAGGCGGCGCCATATCGGCAACCGCTGGACTCATAAGTGCTGCCAAAAGTGAAGTTGCACTCTCTCAGGCGCAGCTTCGGGGAACGCAGGTATCTACCGCCCGTGCACGCGCTGCTGTTTACCGTGCGCAACAGGCTTTAGTTGCCGCTCGCGGAACAGACGCGCAGGCGGCGGCTGAAAAACGTCTTTCGGTTGCACAGGCCTCATTGACGCGCAATGTTGCCGCGCGTTCGGCAGCACAGGCATCCTTAAATAGCGTAACGTCCGTCGGCACTCGTTTAATGGGCGGTGCGCTTGGGCTGATTGGTGGCATTCCCGGACTACTGATGCTGGGGGCTGGTGCCTGGTACACAATGTACCAGCGTCAGGAGCAGGCCCGAGCGTCTGCTCAGGCTTACATCAATACGCTTGATGATGTCAGAAAGGCCGCGCCGGGCATGAGTCTGCCTGAAGTTTCTGACACTCAGTCAAAAACGCGTTCGTCAATGGACGAACAGAACCGGCTGATTGACCAGCAGGCCGAGAAGGTAGATAAGCTCAAAACCCAGATTAAGGGTTATCAGCAAATACTGGCAAGCCCCGGTCCTTCCGTCGGCGGCTTTCTCATCAACCATCTGAAGAGCGTTAGCGAGCTATCAGCTGGCATGCAGCAGGCCACAGCTGAACTTCTGGTGGAGCAGGAGCGATTAAATCAGATGCAGGAGAAGGCAGGAACCATTCAACAGGTTCTTGAGTCTCTTGAATACCGTCGTGTAACACTCATTCGTGAGCAGGCCGCCCAGCAGAACACGGCTTATCAGTCCCTGCTAATGATGAACGGCCAGCACACGGAGTTTAACCGCCTGCTGGCGCTGGGTAATGATCTGCTCGCCACCCGAACCAATCTTGCAGCTGCGCCTTTCCGAATTCAGTCAGCACAACTGACAACACAGCAATCTGACCTGCTCCAAAAATCAGGTCGTGACAACGAGCTGGCTGGACTGTCTGGAGCTGATCGCATCAGGCGTCAGGCAGAATATTCTGCTGATGATGCGGGGCTGGCAAACACGCCAGAATATACCGAAGCGCGTCAGAAATTCATCAGCAACACTGTCCAGGCATGGCAGAAACAGGAAGACCTGAACACGTCGCTGCGTGAAGGCAAAAAGGCCGTCAGTGAGCAGGGGAAGGAGGAGCGGTCAGCAGCCCAGCAGTCAGAAAACTATGCGCGTAAAATGGCCGACCTCAGCGTTGCCATTGAAGTGCAGAAGGTTCGCGCCACCGAAGGTGAAAAAGCCTCGGAACTCTACGCGGCGTCACATCAGACGGGTGCTAAGTGGACGGAAGAGCAACGCAAAGCCATTCGGAATAACTCAGCAGAGCTTGCCACCTGGACACAGCGCGCTGAAGAGAACGTGCGTAAGCAGCGCGAGCAAACCGAAGCGCTCAAGGATTTGACCGATGCAGCCCGTAAATACCGTGATGACGCCGCGCAGACTACCGACACCGCTGGAATGAGCGATCGCCAGAGGAGCCGCTACGAAGATCAGCAGCAGGTCGAACGGGTATTCGACAAAACCGACAAAGGCTCAGCTGCGATTGCTGCCCGTCAGCAGGCACTTGATGCGCTCGATAAGAAATATCAGGCCATTGCAGCATCAGAATCCAACTGGCTGAACGGTGTTTCAAAGGGCTATGAGAACTGGCTGGAAGGTGCCAGCAACGTATCTGGAGCCGTTGCATCTGGCGTCACCTCAACCCTTGATAGCGCGATGGATAATATGTCCGCCATGCTGGTTGGCAGCAAAGCCGACTGGAAGAGTTGGGGGCTGTCAGTTCTGCAGACAATCGCCAAAGTCGCGTTGCAGATGGCGCTGGTTAATACGGTGAGCGGTATTTTCGGTTCACTTGCCGGAAGCCTCGGCGGTGCCGCCGCCGGTGCAGCAAGTTCTGGCGCTTCGACGTCCGGCAGCGTCGGTGCTATGGGCATGCCGACGAGTTACACCGCTTATGCAGAAGGTGGTTACACAGGCAGCGGCGGGAAGCATGATCCGGCTGGTGTTGTTCACAAGGGTGAATTTGTCTTCACTAAGGAAGCGACTGATCGTATTGGCGTAGCAAATCTGTACGACTTGATGCGCGGCTATGCGAGCGGCGGTTATGTGGGTGATATGCCCGGTAACCGCCAGTTTTCATCTGGTGTGAATCGGGCTACAGGCAACGGGAACACAGTTATTCAGGTGGACGCGCCAGTAACCATTATGCAGGGTGATGGTCAGTCTCAGGCAGGCGCTGCAGGTACAACCGGAGCCGCAACTCAGCTCAAGGGGATTATCCAGCAGACGATCACTGAGCGCCTGAGAAAAGAAATGACACCTGGCGGTCTTCTTTACAGCAAAGGATAACGCCACATGGCAATTGATACGTTTAACTGGTGCGTCCGAATCGGGGCCAGCGAGCAAATCACCAAGTCTGTTTATCAGGCAAAGTTTGGTGATGGTTATGAACAAATTGCTGAGAATGGGATTAATAACGACGCGCAATCATGGTCGCTATCATGTAACGGTGAGCTTGATGATATGTCGCAGGTCCGGGCGTTTCTCAAGCAGCACGTTACTAAGTCGTTCTGGTGGACGAATCCATGGGGCGAAAAAAATCTTTATCGCGTCAAATTCGATTCAATTAACCCCACCTTCCCGAAGAAGGGATTCTGCGACATTGCTTTCACCTTTGAGCAGGCTTTCGGGCCGTAGCCATAATCCTTAACAGGGCACTTCGGTGCCCTTTTTTTATGGGCGAAATATGAGCTTCACTCAGGACATACAGCAGCTTGAGCCGGGACAACTGGTTCAGCTCATCGAGATAGACGGTACGGCGTTCGGGATGGAAAACATCCTGCGATTTCACGCGCACAATATCGCGACTGAAGGCTGGGCGGCATTTGCTGAAGAAAACCTTCCCGCCATAATCTGGCAGGGGAACCAGTACGATCCCTATCCCTACGAGCTGAAAGGCATGGAGCTGTCTAGCACCGGCTCGCAGCCAACGCCAACGCTTTCCGTTGGTAACGTGGGGAACTACGTTACGGCGCTGTGCCTCCAGTTTGAGGATTTGGTCAAAGCGATGGTGAAGGTTCACACCACGCTCGCTAAATATCTGGACGCGGCAAACTGGAGCGCTGGCAACCCTAACGCCAGCCCAACCGACGAGCGTGTTCAGCTTTTCTATGTGAATGCGAAAAGTCAGGAAACCCGCGCACAGGTTGATTTTGAGCTGTGTTCCCCGTTCGACGTACAGAGCCTGCAATTACCATCCCGGCAAATCACGCCGGTCTGTACCTGGTGCATGCGCGGCTGGTACCGAACCGGCACCGGCTGCGATTACGCCGGTAATAAATACTTCCTCAAAGACGGCACGCCAACCGACAACCCCGGACTCGATGTCTGCGGCGGTAAGCTGAGTGACTGCCGTCTTCGCTTTGGCGCTGAGAACGCGCTTTCCTTTGGCGGGTTTCCGGCGGCAAACCTGCAGGGCAAATAATCATGCGTAAAAAAATCATGAATGCCATACGTGAGCACGTAAAGGCGGAATACCCGCGTGAGGCTTGCGGGGTCGTCGTGCAGATTGGTAGTGCTCAGGAGTATGTCCGCTGCCGCAACATTTCAGACACGCCAACCGACAGCTTCACGATGTCTGACGATGATCTGCATGCGGCGGAATCGCAGGGTGATGTGCTGATGATTATTCACTCTCACCCGGATGTTGTGCAGCTCATCCCCTCTGAAATGGACCGCATCCAGTGCGATCACTCCGGCGTTGAGTGGGGCATCATGTCGTGGCCGGAAGGTGATTTCTGCACCATTTCGCCGCGAGGTGAAAGAGAGCTGGCGGGGCGGCAATGGGTGCTCGGGCATGCTGACTGCTGGACGCTAGTGATGGATTACTTTCAGCAAACGCATGGCATCACGCTGGGGAACTGGTCAGTCGACTACGAGTGGTGGGTTGAGGGCAAAGAAAGCCGCTATGACGATAACTGGCAGGGTGAAGGCTTTATCGAAGTTGATCCAGCATCCATGAAGCCCGGCGACGTCATCATGATGCGCGTACAGGCTCCCGTGACAAACCACGCTGCGGTTTATCTTGGTGACAACATTATGCTGCACCACGGCTTCGGCAATCTCTCCGCGCGCGCTCCCTACGGCAAGTATTACCGCGATCGCACCGTGCGCATCGTGCGGCATAAGGACTTATTTGATGCTTAAGAAAATGACGCTGTCTGGCGGCCTGGCTAAAAAATTTGGCAAGGTTCACCAGTTCCATGTAGCTGACATGCGGGAAATGCTCAGGGCTATGTGCGCATCGGTTCCCGG